TGGTCAAGTGGCTATCATGCGGTCCACCCATTTGCAATCCAATGCCGTTATTATCATGAATTTTGACATGATTAATTCTGGCCTCCATCTGATCAGACACGCCAGATATCTGTGCGGTATAGTTCCAGTCGCAGAGCATTCCGCCGCTATAGCCGTTCTGGATATCTACATATTCTAAGATAAAGTCACGTCCATAAAAACGGAGAGGATACGATGGGCCTGCGGCCTGACCTGATTTGTTGCCATCCAGAGTTAAATACATAAAACCAAAGCAGGAAATATCCGTGGACGAACCTGAATTCATACTTGCGCTCAGATTGATCGAAGAGGTATATGCGCTAAAAAGGTCGGCATTAACCCCACTCTTGAGCTTAATAGTTGTCGCGCCTCTTCCGGCCCCCATAACCAAAACATTGCTAAGGATAGTCTGTGTCCCGGTAATATAGGTCCCAGGCGGAAGAAACAAAACACCTCCGGTACTGGAGAGCGATGAAAGTGCAGTTGCAATGGCTACTGTGTCATCAGTTGAGCCATCCCCTTTGGCTCCATATTGCTTGACATTCACAAAAATGGTTGGTATTAAATTGATGAACGGCATCTTTTATGTACCTTTATACTATGATATTCCATGTTGAAGGTTCAAGTATTCCATCTTGCCACACACGTCCAAACAACGTTCCTGTCGATAATTCAGCAATGCGAAATCGCATGCGATACCATGTATTGATGGCAATTGTTGTGTTTGTGGTAGCCAGTGTGGTAGAAATCCCACCTGCACACTGAATAATAGAGAGGCTATTTTGTGAGGCAAGCAGACGATAGTAGTTGTTAGCATCGTTGTATCTCAATTCCATTCCTGCACTCATCGTTGACGCAGAAAGTTGAAAGCGCACCGTCCCGTCTTCATCGGTCCAGGTCCTGCTACCGAGATGCATGTGTACATCGCCAGATGTATTGGCAATAGTAGCCTCGCCATTTGCCACTGAAGTTGTACCTGTTCCTACTTGTGTATAAGACTGCCCATCAAAGGCATTTCCCCAGCCTGATGCTATCGTTCGCGTCATGCTCATATCGTTGCCAAGTGGAACGGTTGAGCGTGTGCCAGATGAGCCGGGATAATGCCCAAGGACACGCCAGGAGAGTTGTCGTATGATAGGAAGAGGAAGATTCCCCGGATTGTTTACCATCCAAATATAAATTTGCACGCTTTTCCCAGAGACATTTTCCCCGGAAGTCAAATTCGGGATCGGTCCACCATTGGTACATGCTTGGTAAGAATTACCTCCATCAACGCTCGTTTGAACATAAGTCGCAGCAAGATTTGGGCCTGTGTTCAGTTCAGTCCAATAAATTACAGAATTATCTATTGTTCCCAGGCTACTGATCGATGTTTGCGGACCTAGCCAAGTACCATTTGTTGTTGTGTTTGGGGTAATGACAGCATTGCTGAATTTGAAATTTGCCGTTTGACCACTACCTGAACTTTGATGATAAGTGTATCCTCCTACTCCTATCTGTCCTTGAGTATAGGTCGTATCTGTTGCGGTCAAAGTTGCTGTACTACTGCCATTCAAATAGATGTTATGTACACCAGACGATGAAACCGTAACCTTTACATGTGTCGGGTTTGAGCTAACTGTTGCTTGTACAAGTAATGAAGCATTAGATGTCGTTTGCCCATTTGCTCCTTTATAGAGTCTACAATTATTTGAAATACCAGATTGTTGAAATACAAAAGTATAGGCGCTAGGGCCAATGAAACCTGGTACATCATTGTTACCGTACCAGTAGGTTTGTAGATACTGAATATGCATTTCAGATGAAAAATTATTTGTTGAAGGTACTATAATATCAAATTCGATACTAATACCATTTGCTGTCCCTATTGTGCTTGCCCAATCAAGACGAGTAATGGCCGCCTGGTCAACATTACTGACCACTTTTACATTTACGCTGTATGTTTGGCTAGATATCGATTGCGTGATTGATGAGCCACCACCAAGAAAGGTCTGATTAGATATGGAGTTATTCAACCATGGTGATGTGATAGTCCCCATTGTTAGGTCCCCGCCTGTAGATGCGGTTAATCCTGTATAAGTCCCTGCATTCCATTGAGCTTGTGTTGCAAATTGACCAATGACATCCGATTTTGTTGCGGATGGTGCCGAATTGATAATGACCTGAACATTTGAAAGAGTCGGGATAATTTCTGGATCTGCACCGCTAACAAATGTTTCTTTCAGCGTCAGGGTACATCCTGCAACATTTGACCCAGCGGGTAAAGCGGGCAAAGTAGCGTTATTGGAACATTGCACATATGTAATACCACCATCATAGGAAACATAAATTGTAGCACTAGAACCGCCTGAAACCCAGGTGACGCTTGAATTACTGATAAGTTTAACAGGATCAATATTGTAATTGGGGCTAATTCTGAAGGAACTGGCTACATTGATAACTGGAATGACCGATAAGATCACGCTAGCTGGGGCATAACCCGTAATATAGGTAATTGGGGCTGGACTTAATTGTGTCGTTGTTGCGGTGGTACCAAAAAAAACTGTCCCTGAATCTAGATAGACATTTTGATAATATGCTGTATATGATCCATTTTTTAATCCTCTTAATGTAATATAGACATTTTGAATTGTTTTGCCTGAATATGTAGCAAGAGAAAACCTCCTGACATACCATTTATCTTTGGCGACATTTGCAAGATCAGTTCCAGAATAGTCTGAATAGCCATTTTGATCAGAAGCGCTGATAGTACTCGATCCATCTGTAAAGTTGAGTCCTAATGTGAATTTTATTTCTGGTGAGACGCTTGAAATAAATATACTATAATTTAAAAAATCACTTGAGCCAAGTGTAAGAGAACCTGCCCAGATATTAAGTTGAATAACGGCAGTTGAAGAATCAAGAGGTAAATGTGCCTGAAACTTCAATCCGCTTACGGTTATTGGTTTCAAAGTATTATTGACAGCCTGGACATTGGTAAGTGTGCCAGTTGCAAATGTTGATGTTGTATTCTCCGTAATCGTTATATTTGACCCAGCCTGCAATAACTCAAGCCAGTTATTGCCGTCAGCATCAACAATGCCTTGCGTATTGTTCAGAATGCCCTGATTAAATTTCACCGCTGTATTATCCTCATGCTCAGCATAATTGGCTGCAAGACCTTCTTGGCTGAGCACGTTGCTTAATTGGTCTACAACGATTTTTCCGGCCTGTGCCGATGTGCTATAAGTACGCGTAAAGGTACGTTTGTCTGCAAACCACTCAGGTCCAATACAGTCGATGCTATGCAATATCCAGCCAGTAGGATATTGTGGCACTTCTTTGTCCGTATTGATAACGCCGAAGAAGACCGTGCCTACATTTGGATCGGTGACGGTAACTTGCTCGCCTTTCTGAAAATGCACGCCTACATAGTCGATCACGTCGCACTGAAAACGACCACGCTCCTGCAAATTGAGAGTGGCATCAAACTGATCCTCAATCATCGCTATGTCTGGATAGGTATATTGCCCGATAGTTATAGTTGCTGCCATATAAACACCTCCCAACCAATTGGCTTCTGAGGCTGATTTGCGGCATAAGATGAGTATAGAACCTCAGAGGAGGGATACAAAATTTTCATACGTTTCGTATTCCTCCTTGAGCGCGAAGCTCGCCATGCTGATATTTCGTGACTATTTTACTAATACTCTTACCGTCCATGTCAATATGAATTGTCATATTTTGCGCAGTTTGAGTGCCTGCTGTTCCTGGTATAGCAGGCGTGAGTTGATATACGATTGGAATATCGCCTCTAACGTTGGCTGTGGTAGTTGCGTAAGTCGCCGGTATGCCTGCTGTTCCGCCTGTACTTGTGATATGTCTGATCGTGGCGTAGATATCATCGCCGCTCTGTTTCAGCTTTATGATGGTGTCTCCAGCAGCCGCAGCGGCCTGCGCGAGCGCAGTTTTTACGTCGGTTGCCATAGCTTTTGTATTTGGGAGAAAATTTTCGATGATTTGCAAAGCAGCTTGCTGTGAGACGGTAGCTAGCGCAGGTATCTGGGATTGCATGCCGGAAACAAAATTTTGCAGAAAGTGGATGCCCCATTGGCTGTCACCGGCCAATGGACCGGCTGAAGGCTCACTATGACCAAAGAAACTTGCCGCAGAATTAGCAACCATTGTCATAGCTGAATACACCGCATTACTGATATTCAAAAGTGCTATTTTTGCTTGATCTTCTATTAATTGCAATTTATTGTTAGCCGCTTGAGCAGCAGAAAGGTCTTGTTGAATACTTTGTATATCTGATTTTGCTAATGCTGATTGGGAATTAGCAAAATCAGATATACTGGAAAATACTTGTGATATTTGTTGTGCACTACTATTCATCATTTGAACAGTAACATCCATTCCTTGTTGCACCTGGCCTTCTTGCTGTTGCGCATTTGATGACATTGCATTAATTTGAGCATTCGTTTGCTGTAATTGTGCAGACATTGCACTTGTTGCATTTTGCACACTTGATTCTGTAGAATTAATAGCAGATGAAACTGATTGTTGCATCTGGGAAATAGATTGACTAACACTAGCAATTTGCTGATTCATTTGGCTTACAGAAGAACTAACTGTCTGTTGCATGTTTGTAATTGCTAGATTTGCTTGTGAAACAGCTAAATTTACTTGCGCTGCCATTTGCTGTGTTGCTTGTGAAACTTGAGTTTGCATTTGATTGACAGATTGTGATACCTGCGATTGCATTTGCTGAAGAGAAGTTCCTACACTACTTATTTTTTGCATCATGTTTTGCACATCTTGCTGAACCTTTATACTCATTTGATTAACAGCATTTTGTACTTGTTGAGTCATATTATTTGTGGCATTTGTTACTTTTGGAGTATCCTGCGTAATTTGGCTGGAAAACATACTCATCAGGTTAGGCATCCAGGTATCTGCCGTGGAAAGTGGGCCGGTTGCAGCTGGTGACTGGATACCAAGAAAGTTTTTGATGGTCTGAGCGACATTTGTTGCTGCTTTTTGCACCGTCGCAAGACCACTTGTGATGCCCTGAGCAAACATATTCATCATGTTTGGCATCCAAGTGTTCGATGTTGCCAGCGGGCCTGTGGGAGGAGGAGAGTGAAATCCAAGGATAGACGCGATTTGCTGTCCGACATTCGTTGCAGCTTTAATAACAGCCTGAGCGCCATTCGTGATGCCTTGTGCAAACATATCCATCATGTTTGCAACCCAGGTCTGCACATTTTTGATGAGTCCGTTGAACCAATTCTGAATATTGGTCAACAGTGTAGCAAGAGGTTTTTGGATGTAGGTGGACCAGGCATTACCAAAAACAGTACTGACTTGTTTCCAGAGATTGGAGGCGGCTGTGCTCACCTGCGTTGTCGTAGTTGTCCACCATTTACTGATATTATTCCAGAGTGCCGAGAGCGCGCTAGAGATCGCATTCCAGGCACGGCTAAAGGCTTGAGAGACAGCATTCCAAGCGGTTGTAGCGAGATTTGCCATGCTATTCCACTGATCGGTAAGCCATTGAATGGAGGTATTCCAGGCCGACTGGATGGCATTTGTTACGTCTGAAACAGACGTCTCAACAGCCGATTGAACTGCTTGCCATGCACTGGTAGCTGCGTCTTTTAAACTATTCCATTGGTCTGTTATCCAGGTGACAACATTCTCCCAGGTCTTTTTGAGCCAGGTAGTAACGTCAGTCATCACCTTTCGGATGAAATCAACGAGATCGGCAAAGTAGTAATTGTGTTGGTAGAGCCATTGAAAGTCATCGACAATGTTTTGAATGACTGATTTGATAAATTTGACTAAATCATTCCATGCTGTTTGAGCAGTATTCTGTATTGCCGACCAGGCGTTTTTCGCGGAGGTAACAATTCCGTTCCAGGCCGATTGTAAGTTTTGCGAAATACCTGAACCAATATCAGAGAAAATTTTAGCAATATTTTTCCATGCTGTTTGAGCAGCATCTGATATCGTTGACCATGCTTGCTTGAGTGTGTTTCCTATGCTCTCTCCAATATTCTGAAAAAAGCTTCCTGCTGCTCTCCATCCCTCTTGTATCTTGCTCCATGCGGCGAGCGCTACTCCGCTAATAATTTCCCATGCCCCTTGTAAATACGTTTTAATCCCATCCCATACACCCGAAAGCATGTCTTTAAAATCAGACCATGCCTGCTTCCAGTTGCCACCAAGAATATCAAGCCCGATGTTTATAATACCTGAAATGAGCGACCATGCCACTTTAACGATACCTACGATCTCATCCCAGACGCCTTTGAGGAGAGGTGCAAGAAACGGCCAAACAGCATTCCAGACACGGAGGAATTCATCCAGATTGGTATTCCACTGCGAAATCATCTGAACAAGGATAGGAGCAATACGTTGTGTGATTTCTACAACGAATTGACCAAGAGCAGCAACTGCCTGTGATACGTAGGGTGCCAGGAATTGAATAGCTTTTCCCAGCACATCTGAAATGACTCCAGCCAGCTTGATGGCATATGGAATGATGGCTTCAAAAACTGGTAGCAGAGCTGAAAAAGCGCCTTGAAAAGCATTGTGTACGGTATTACCAACAGAAGAGAGTGTGCCCAACAAACTCTGTCCTGCTTTTGCTAACTGGATAAATCCAGGCTCAGCCTGCTTAAACGCTGGTATCACTGAGCTTTGAAACCATTTACCCAAATCTTGTGCATGAGACGAAAGAGCCTGGAGCAAATTTGCACCAGGACTCATATTGGCAAAAAACTTCATCACCTGTGTTGTAACCGGCCCAATCGTACTGTCTACAGCAAAGAGGATGCCATTAAAGCCAGCTATAATTGGATTAAGACCGTTTTTTACAAAATTGCTTGCTGTACTACCTATTGACTGAAACATTGGAGCAAGCGAAGATGCAATAACACTTGCTACCTGGCTGACAATATCTTTAACATAGGCAAATCCTACTCCAAGTAATTTGAAGGTCTCCTGAAATTTAGAAAGAGGCCCGTTTGCTGAGTTTGTACCATTGATTAAATTGCTGAGCCCTCCAACAAAATCCCCAATTTTAGTAACAACGGGCGTTACAATTGGAAGCAGTTTTTCGCCAAGCGTGATCAGTAAAACATTAAGAGCAGCCTTAGCGCGATCTATTTGAAAATTAAAATCTTGCTGGACAAGAGCCCATCCCTGAACATCTCCCTTTCCATTCGCCATCGCAGCACTAATACTTTTGATATTGTTTTCATAGGCTTGCATATTTTGACCACCAAGCATCAGCGCAACGTTGTAACCGGTCGCACCACCCATGATCGCTTTAAAAGCGGCGACGGCCTGGACACTGCCTGCCGGGAATTTTTTGTTGACGTGATCCTCAATAAGCTGAATAGCAGCAGCCAAGCCCTGATTACTTAGCGTGTCCTTTAGTTGCTGTGCAGACAACCCAACTTCTTGCATCGCTTTTTGAGCAGATGCTCCCGGCGCCGCAAGCGAACGAATGGCATTAGCGAGGTTCATTGATGCACGCTGAGCGGTCATGCCTGCATTGGTCATAGTACTGATCGCACCAGCGACCTGTGGGAAAGAAATATGCAGTGAGGATGCCAGTGGAAGTACATTGCCCATGGCCGAGGCCATATCCTGCATGTGTGTCTTTCCAGCAGCGACTGCTGCCACCAAGCCGTTCATGGCACTCGTGGCAGCAGTCGCTGGCATGTGATAATCAGTCAGCGTGGTAGTCAAAGCCTTAGCTACTGTGTCAAGATCCGCATTTCCCACTCGTGCCCCCTCCGCAGCCGCTTTCAAAACTTGAAGTCCCGCTGCGCCGTGTTGCCCACTACTCTCTATCTCATACATTGCTGCCGATAAGTCTTTTGTTGACGTGCCCGTCGCTGTAGACAATTGCAATATTCCAGCACTGACTTGTTTTATATTGCTTTGTGCCTCCCCTGCACCAGTCACAAGTTGTGTCATCGATTGCTGAAAATCTCCGGCTGATTTGACTGCTGCAACACCAATCCCAACCACAGCAGCGGCAGCGGCAGCGCCCGCAGTAACAACACCTCCCAATGCACTACCACCTGTAAGGCCCTTGAGCGTTTGAGTAACGCCACTTACTACAGATTGCACATTAGATGCATTTGCGCTTATAAGTATATTAAGTGCCAGGTCTCCTGCTGCCAATTAGCACACCTTTACTTTGCTTCTTCTTTTGCTTCTCTTTGAACTGCCCATTTTGCCGCAATGCGCAACTTATGTTTGACTGCTTTCTCTTGTGGACTGGATAGATACCCCCAATATCCGCCGAAGAGTGGGTACAACTCTTCTTCAAAGATCTCTATAGGCGTACTTTCGCCATGTTTGAGCTTACCTCGATATGCTCGTTGACAGAGTCTAAAAAATCCTCCTGTTCCTCTTCTGACATCGCACTAGCTAACTGGTCGAGCCGTTCCAGGATCGGATTGCTATAATTAGCTGGCAATTGGCGAATATTTGCCGGTGTAACTGGCACTTTTTGTCCATGACGCAAAAAAGTCCAGTCGATAATCATGCGGTCAAGCAATGCATAGCGCCCAGTTCCGGCCTGCATCTGCATGTCGCCCTGTTTGCTGGACTTGACATAATGGTTGTTTACATATTCCTGGTCAGCGACGGTTACTATTCCCTTCAACAAAACTTGTTCGTGCTGTTCCCATCCCCATTTTCGGCGAAATGCGTCAGATGCTGTTGTATTATTGGGGTCTGGTAAGATAATCGGTTCTACATCGTCAAATGCGCCCATGATGTCCCTCTTTTCTGCTTGATTGAATTATGCTGTATAGTTCGGTGGCATCTGCGAGATGACGGCTAGCTTGTATGCTCCGCCGATTCCGCTATCATACTCTGTTTGCCAGGTAGATGTTGCTACCACACTGCCTTTGCTTGGATCAGATGTGACATCAAACCCACCGTCAGAGCGAACTGGTAGTGTCCAGGTCCACGATTTGTAGTAAGCGGTGCCTGATGAGGTGCCTATGTACTGCCCAAGAAACTGGACAGCTAGGTATTGCTTGAGGTTTTGGCGAAATTGCTCATATTGCAGGAGATCAATGAAGTCAAATACGACTGTTGCAGTACAACTGCGTTTAACGGGGTAGGCACGGTTGTAACTCTGTGTGTTTACAAATGTAAAGTGATCTTCCTGCGGAACTTTCAAGTCAACTTTTAATTCTTCAATGTTGACATTCTGAGTGGTTAATGGCGTGCCAGTAATAGCATCCAGATATACTTGTGTCTGCCAGCCAACAATCGGCAGGTCATTCAGGTTGACACCAAGAGCGGCGATGCGATTTGTACCAGAAAGTGGTGTTGTGGTTCTGTCTCCAATTGGTAAGCGATCCTGGGCCTTACCTTTTCCAGTTAAAGAGATTTCACTTTGCACTTTGGCATCAAATGTACCTTCCTCAAAAATGGAAAAAGGATGTGTCCATGAACCAGTACCGTCATACCACTCAACTACAGCAGAGTACTGCGCAGCGCCTGATAAAAACGTATATTGCCATCCAAAAACTCCTGTCACTGCAAGCGTAGCCACCGTACTGGCATTAGTAATACCTGATGCATTGATCGCAGAGTACACATTACTGCTGTAATAGGTTCCATTTCCGGTGATGGAAATAGACTCAGATACATTTGTTACTCCATTTACTGTTCCAGTAAGTGTAAGTGTGCCAGGCGTTGTGAATGCAGTAATCGCTAAAATGATTTTCATCCCCGGCGCCGTAGGCTGCGTTGTTAAACTCATCGTCGAAGTGATGGATGTGGCAGATAATAAAGAGGCTGGTGTGGATGGGATGGTCGCCGTGGAGGCTGGCGCGCCCATTATTACATAAGGCCACCATAAGCTAATATCAGCGTAGACATCTTGTTTAATCTCATCAATGGTTGTATTCTGGATAAGTTGCACAACCTTTTTGTCACGTTCAATAAGTGCATTGTGCTCGTTTGGTGAATAAATCTTTGGTGTACGTTTCGACTTTATAGTTGACGGTAAAGCGTACTTTCCGGCTTGTATACCATAAATAGCAATAATGCCATTAGTCAAACCTGTTGTAGTGATATTAGTGAGAGCGGTATAAGCGTTAACAGAAACGATTTCAAAATTTGCCATCTGCCCTGATTGCACTTGCTGTTGTGTTAATGCTGCCACAGTAAAGGTCTCCGAGTTGCCAGGAACACCGGTACCATTAATGGTAAAGCTTCCAGAGGCTGTAAAATTGGTAAGTTTAATATGAAGCCTCATCCCAGTGCTGCCAGACGGCGCTGTAATACCTGTTATAGTAGCGGTGATAGCCGTGGGAATGAGTAATTGCTGTTCACCAGGATTGGCCTCAACAATGATATTGGCTACACCTTTTGCTGCTGTTGCGGTTATAGGCATTTATTTGTCTACCTTTCTAGATTTATTGTCTGTTGCCCTTTTAACTGCAACAGGTGATGACTGTTGCTCCGCTCCAATAATGCTTGGCCTGGTTGATTGAAGCAACGCTGTAAGCATGCGTGAGGTGATAATTTGATCCTCATCCGCAGGAGGCACTGCGAGAAGGCGCGTCGCTACGACTTTGTTTTCATCTGTGTCAATATCTATTTCTTGACCTGCATGGAATTCACCAGGAATGCCTGGAATAACCATACTTGATCCAATAATTTTATAGGTCTGTATCAAAGGTGCCTCCCTTGCCAGAAATAAAAAAAGTAGATATCCGTGACGGTTGCTGCCTGGTCAATAAGGATGCCAACGTTTTGTGGATTAGTCATTCCGGTAAGATTCGTACCAATAACCGTTGATCCGTCAGCATAGTACTGTGTCCCAATGTCCATGATGAGGTTGTTGGCAATTTTTACGCCCTGACATCCGTTGAGATAGACACCCGACCGTGGCGCCCGACGAATCATATTATTTGTAATTAACAATTGTTTAGCGTAGAATGTTGGAGAAGATGGAGCATTGGAAGGATATCCACGAACTGCAATACCATTACACTGAATATCTGTAATATTATCGGATGGGCCACGATTATAACCCTGATCTATCGTGTTCCCTGAAACTATACCATAAAGCGGCGCATCCTCTAAACGAATCCCATTTTGCCCTACATTTTTAATTGTGTTACCTATGCATGAGAAATCTGTTGGGCCGTAATCAGTTGAGTTGCCAGCCGAAATAAAACCAGACAGCCAGATGCCATCAAAGCAAGATAATTCGGCAGTATTACCGGTGCAAGTTATCTTGCTATTGCCTCGCGATATGGAAAATCCATTATCAGCGCTCATGTAAGAGTGGCAATTTGCTAGGATGACCTCCTGATTAAAGCCAAATCCAACATCTTTTGTATTTGTAAATTCGCAATTGGTTACACTGGTTATGCCTGTTATACCAAACAAACGAATTGGTAATGATGAAATATTGCGAAAAGCGCAGTTACGAACTGTAATATTTGTAATAACCGTTGTGCTATTAGCAGCATCAAGCGATCCGTCAAAGTAAAGCGCTGTTGTTGTACCAGCGCTAGATGTTGTGCGTGCCTGCGTTGGGACAGAAACAGTTTGGTTTACGGTGCCGATAAAAAGCATATCAGCAAACGAGATATTGCTGATAGCGGTACTGCTATGCGAGAAAACGAAGTCGTTTGCAGAACATTGAAAAACAGTCGAGATGCCTTGCCCTTGAAACAGAATATTAGAATTGACGATCGAGTAATGCGCTGAAAATGAATAAGTTCCTTCGGTAAAAAGTACACGTCCACCACCAGCAGGCAGGGTACTCACCGCACTAGAAATAGTGTTTTGATCGGCTGAACCAGTACAGACAAAATCAGCACGCGCTTGAGAGCGTGGTGAAGCATTGGACGCTGCAACAACAACAGTAGCCGATTCTGATGGAAGCAGGCTTGAACCATACCAATAGGTCCCATTCCAAGTGTAGCTCTTTTGAGACAGTGGAGGGATAGTATCACTTGTTCCGGCTGCGACATTGCTAGTTCCAACCGCCAGAAAAGTAGCAGGATAATTTGAGATATTAATAACTGTTTGTTTTTGACCAATTTGTGTTCCTGCCTGCAAAACGTAATTGGAGGTTGTGCTTACTGGATTAATACTGACAAGAGATCCTGTATTCGTAGGAATTGTGCTCGTTGTTACTGGAGTAATCGGCGTTCCAATTGGCGCAACAGAAACAACGCTCATCGTACTCGTGTCAACCGTAACCTGTGAGCCCGCAGGCCAAGTTCCAACAACGCCATCAATTGTGCCTGGCTCGTTGAATATGTAAATCTGTTGTGCCATGTTGTTCCTTCATAAATGCAAAAAGCCTCAGAGTTTGTGGCTCCGAGGCTCGTTAAATTAGCTTGATTATAGCACGTCGCAATGGGATTGAGTAGAGGCGGCCTTCGGCCTGGTGCAGGAAATGATCACGAAACCACACCAGGAGGCGTGATCACGAACCACTCCTGAAGTATGAGTATCTCGCAAACGTAAGCCCTCAACCATTGCTGATTGCGAAATACTCTAAAAAATCTGGATGAATTTGGCCGAAGTTGCGAATGATACACGCTCCCAGCGCCACCAAGAGTTGCATGTGTTTGAAACGGGACCATCAGAGCATCACGCACATTACAGATCGTCTGTTCTGCTGTTTGTGCATTATCCAGGCTAACCAGAGAGAGCAAATACCAGGATTGCGTGTCTTTAATTTTGCCTCCAAACCCCTTGTGTTGGCTATCATCCGTATTAGCATAGACCTCTAGTGAAACATTGCCTCCTGCCACGTTGTTGGTCACATCCTTTTGTTCGCCCAGAGTGACAGTCGTGTACACAAGAGTACTTGTACCTGGATAAACCAACGCTTGAGCAAAACTGACTATTGCATTCCCTACCGCAAGAGTATTTGGTGCATTTGAATATAAATTTGACATTTAAGCACTTTTCTTTTTAATATGTTGTAGAACTAATGATAGGTCCATTGATACTTGTCAAAGCCAGTTCTTTCCATGCGCTGTCAAGAGACCGTGAGAACGTCTTTCGTATCCAATCTGTTTCATTTTCTAGTGTATATTCCATGTAGTAGATGCCGGGGTCATTGGTAAAATGCCTGCCCAGACTATCTGTCATTCCTGAGAAGCCTTGCTCTCTCCTCCAAGCATAAGGTGAATCGTTTACAAGCGCTCCTGAGACAGGCATAGATGATGAGTAAATCTGCTGAATAAAATTGTGTTCCAATGTTCCAGTTGGATGCTTAAATTTGCTTGACATATAATCTTGCGCTGAGGAGAAAAGGTGATCTAAGCTCAATCTCAGAGCTATAGTCATCCATTCATCAAGTGCTGGCCCCCAATTACTAAATTTTTGTAGATCCTCCAGCCCTTGTACTTCAACCTGAAGAAAACCAGTTCCTGCCATATTAACTCCCTCTCATGCGTGTTACCACCCACTGAAAATGTCCCGTAATAGTATCAATACTAGGCTCACTCACAATGCGATACTGACGTAGGCGACCTGTGACCGCATCAATAACAACCTGATCAACCATTAAATCACGGAAGAGCACAAATTGAGGATTATTCAGGGGAAGCATTGTTGTATATACATTGTAGGTAAAATGCGGGTCTGCACCCTGGTATGTTGCCGCTTCCATTGCAGGTAACTTATCGAGTTGTACCATGATGTTTGTTGCATATGCCGCATTCCCTATACCTTCATGATACAGGTTGACACGTAAATCTTCAGAAATAATACACCTCCAACCTGTCAGAAAGATTGCATCGTGTACGAATCCAAAATCTTTTGCGCGCGCTTACGAAGCAAACTTTCGCCTGAATTATCTCCTCTAAGCACAGCTGAAATATGCCTCTGTCCACTGGCTAAATCAGGTGCGCCGACTGGATTCAATCGCTTTGCCAGAATATCGCTCGTCAGCAGTACGGCAGCCTCAATTACGTCAGGCGGCATCACACTAAAACCTGCGGTATAGGTGATCACAACCTGAGCTTGCCTATACCTACTCGGGACATTCCAGATCGGATAAGGTGATTGTCCAGAGCCTGCTAGTGGAAGTGGTTGCATATTCGGCATAGAGCAAATTTGCTTGTCTGAATCGATAATCACCTGTGTTGGGTCATACTGGATGGTGTTATTTGGTACTGTCGTGATAGACAAGCTGGTAAGTGTCTGGACAGGCCAATGACGTGGCCGAAAATGCAACGCAAATTGATTATCGATAGCCGCGCGCATGGTCGGTAGAGCAAGCATCTCATTCGTATACGTACTTAGAAAGAGCGATTGTTTACAAATCGTCTCCAATTGCTGAGAAGCTTTAATGATCTGGTCAGCCAGCGAACCGAACACACCATCTGTACAGTAACACGTACCTGCGGCATGGGCGTAAGTCGTGGCGGTTACAGAGATGCTTGTTGCACCAATAGAAGCTGTTGCCGTGGCCTGTACTATTTCTGAATTGGAACCATCAAAGATAGTTATCACATCCCAGGCATTGATTGCCACATTTAAAGCAGGGACAGAAAGTAGCGTAGCTCCAATGGAGACTGCGCTACTTAGTCTGCTTGTGTTCCCCACTAAAGAGCCCCACTCAAGACCTGTAGTGGTCCTTTGCCAATCAAACCAGCTGATGTATGTATTCACAGAACCTCCGCCTGTGGATGCCCCGCTCTTTTAAGGCAGGGAGGAAACAAGCAGCCTAATCAGATGTAGGCAATGGTAGCAGCCATTGAACCGGATGCCTGCGAAACGGTTAAGCCGTTGGCAAATGGCATATCTAGAGTGATGATGGTACCAGCGGCAATGTTACTTGCTGTTGTATAGAGTATCGTTCCAGATGCTGCACTGGCATTGTCATAAAAAGAAAGAGCAGACGTTGCAGTCGTAGTCACCACAAAATTTTTGAGATACCCTGCACTGTTCTTGATAGTGACTGGTGTTGTACCTGTGCCAGCGGCAAGTGGATAGTTTGACTTGGCTTGCTGAACAATCAATGCACCGGTCGGAGCCACAATGAGCGCCGTATCACCCGCTGTAGTGTTTTTTCCGTACAAATCAGTATTGAGCACGCGAGGGGCATCAGTAACGGGGACTGCGTGAGCAGTTACTGTAACAGTTCCAGCGCTAAATCCTGAGACGCGTGCACGAATATTCTGCAAGCCAGCAACTGATCCCTCATACAAATGAATGCTGGTAGTTGTTGAGCCAGTGACAGAGGTTACAATGGTATTGGTACCCTCTTGTGTAACCTGCAACGGGTCATAGTTGGTACCGTCTTCAGAAACTTCAAAGTTAACAGTTCCTGTAAAGCTAGACATATTCACCGTCAGGATCACTGAGGAGTTACCAAGCAAGGCCAAAGGTGTGCCATTTCCATTGGCGCCTGCAGCGTTTTGCAGTGTTCCATTGACGGAAGCATACGCAAGTTGTTGGATAACCATAGGTGCATAAGGCGCACCATTGGAATCGGTTGCAACTGCTCCACCCTGCACACCTACCGTCCCAACACCCGGCACATAAACAGACCCGACAGGATAGCCTGTGGTATCTCTTGGAATTGAACCATCTGTAAAATAGGTCATATATTCCTCCGCTACGATTTATAATTAGTGCCCATCGGGCCAGGATTGGTTGACATTGATTTCGGCGCTAGTTTCTCAAATGGAGGCTGGTTGCCTTGAGGTGCCATTGAGGGCTGACCCGCTACCACAGACTGCTGACCAAATGAGTAGCCCGTTCCTCGTACAGCATCAGCATTCGAGAGTTTGTATGGGCCTCCAACCGTATCAAGCAGATTCGGTGTGGATGGTAACCCAGGTGCAACATTTGGATCGTTCATAGGAGATTGACCTCCATTGCAAACAAAAAAGCCAACGGCTTGTGGCTCGTTGGCTCGTGAATTAGCTTAACTACGCTGTTACAATGCCTGTCAAAATTCCGCTTCCGCCCAAGTCACTTTGTTACTCGTCCAACGGACGGGGCTAGCAGTTTCCTCTAGCCTCTCTGGTTTCATTATGAGATTATTGCCAGAGGTCGGATCATATCTTCCCTTTCGGGCCTGCGTGTGATCTCTACGGACTCCGCACCTTTCGGATTGGTTGCCTCGGTATTGCCAGTCTCCTGAGTTCCACCGATACAGCAGGTTTTTCATGTTAGCTCATTAATATTGCTATTACGCGACTAACAAGCAGCACTTCTACTTCTACTGATTGATGAGCGTTTCTGATGTATATACTCCATACATCCACTGGGTGGGATGGCTTTGATCCAAATTTGTTACTCACTCTTACGAGCGGGATAGGTCATTTCTGCCTATCTCATACGGTTCAATTCCCGTATGTTCAGACTATCTCTTATTCCTTCAGATACTTCTACCTGTTAGGATGCTAGTACATAGTCGTTACACCTTCCGATTAGCTATGCAGCTAAAAGGCTCGGCTCGGTATTGGCGGCCTTGCGGCACTTCGCAGCTTTCACCGAATTCTCTAGCTTTCGACCTGAAATTACTCCCAGGCGGCCCAATCTTTGTTTAGGCGGATATTCCAGCGCCCACATCTCTCTATTCGTTGATACCCGTAATGGAGGTTTATCAATTTCTGCAACCTGGAAGGGCAAAGTGAGTGAAACAGCAATTATAGTACCTTGCATTAGGTAGGGCACCATAATGATATCCATTAACCTTCCAGTCGTCTGATTGATCCACTTCGTCGCACGACCACCGCCAACCAAATCAGACTGCGCAGGGCCTGTTGGCTGCACATTCACACGGTAGTTGGTTGATTGCGTGATGATGTTGCTGAGGGCTTTGTGATCTTTCACACTCACAAGCAAACATTCAGGATTGGCACGAGAGTTGAGATACATTGCCTCAAGCCAGGTATCGATATCAGTCTTGGCCAGTGCACCGCCTGTATCAGCCACACGTTTAACTGCTGCCGTCTCACCACCAACACCTGCAGTACTCAGAGTACCAGTGTTGTTGTAGATGAGCGATTGAATACCGTCAAACATCAGGGGCTGATTGGCAGGAGTACCACCGCCGCCACTGGTAAATGCGATCGCTGTGTTACCAGCACTGACTACCGTGCTATAGGCTGTACCAGAGCCTGTGCTGCTCGTCATAGTAACGGAGAAGTAACCCGATGCATAGCCGCCGGGATCATTCAAGGCTGAAGCACCACCAAAGTTTGAGGAGGCCGATTGCTTCCACATGGCCGTATTGGCAGGCTGTGTAGAGCCAGTGCCAACGTACACGTTGTAGCTCGTAGCGTTGGGCACGCGCATGATATTGAAGGAAATCGTGCTCGTGCTACCAGTCGTAACTTGTGTAAGTGCAGTCGGAGTGGAACCGCCAAATGCCAACGTTTCGCCTTGCGCATTCACGGCTGTTACAATAATCCAGTACGTTGCAGCAGAAAGCGTGCCACCCGTGGTTGTAGTGGACGCGCCAACAGCAGGAGGAGGAGCCCAGAGATTCTGCGCACCATTTAGGTATGCCACTTCCTGACCGAGCATCAATGATGGTGCCAACTTCGAGGCAACTTTTGCGCGAACATCAGGCTCAAACATACGCCCGTAGAGTTCGCTTTCCATTGTCACGACATCACTGAAAGCCAATTGCCGCAACACATTGGATTTATTGACCCAGGTGTAACTGGCCTTCTGCGGCGCGGTTTGCTGTGCCAGGATGAACGAGCCGAGAGTTGGACCACTTCCACCAAACACATCTGTAATAGCACGCCAGTTCTCAACATCGATGCCCACGCTTGGCGTACGTGGAAGCATGTTTCTGAACGGGGTATCGAACGGGACAACAAACTTGGCAAGCGGCTCAAGGTAGTAGCCAGTCCAGTCCGCGTTATTGCCAATATACTGCTGATCGCGGTTCTGACTACCTTGCTGGATCGCGTTAATTGTTTCTTCGTTGAGATGTTGATGAACGAACTGCTTGGGCATGTTCATTCGGCGCATCTCTTGCACAAAGCGATCTGAGAACTCGGCTCCGTCCTCATAGGCGATACCGTGACGAGCACGCGCCATAATGAGAGCCTGGTTTTTGAGGATGTCACCTTCGGTATACAGTCCTTCATCGATGACACCCACTGCTACGCGGGAATCGCCGATGCTTTTTTGTGCACTTTGGGGCAACTGTTCCTTGATGGATGTATCAGTTACTGCCATTATTTTTATCTCCGGCGTTGCGCTGCAAGAGCTGCAGCCATCGCATCTACTTGTTTGTCAGGAGTATCCAACTGGCCACGCTTGGAAAGTTCAGCCATCGCCTGGTAAACAGCGCCATAAGTGAGGGCTTCATCATTGCGTGGTAGTGGATCAGTAGCCAACTGCTTTTCAATTGGCGGACGAGGCATCACACTCGCATTCAAAACCGGGCCACCAGGCATCGGCTGTTCCGCAATTTTGTCAACTTGACCTTTTACCGCTGACAATTCAGCGCGTACTTCGTCTAAGCTTGATTTGGTTGGGATCTCAGCAATGCGAGCCTCAAATGTCTCGAACGCCCTGGTGATTGAAGATGTAATAAGTTGGTCGATATTGGTCGGAGCGGCGTTGACATTACTGCGTGCTAATGTGCCTGCAATGCTCTGTAGTCGTGAATAAACGGGCTGTAATGAGCGCTCAATAAGAGAAGTAACAACCCGCTCCATGTCCTTCTCTTGGCCGTTGTAGAGTGATTGCCAGTCGTTGTCTGGATCGTCATAGCCACCAAGATCAACATCACCATCATTGTCAGGATCGATGATCTTCATGGCGGCTGCACACTGCGGGCAATCGTCTTTGCAGTTTTTCATCTGCGCCACAGCTGCGTGCAATGTATGTGCTATGGCTTTATGGTTCGCATCCTGTGTGCCTTTACCAACACGTGCTCCTGCTCTTTCCAAGGATCGGGAAGCTTCTGGCTCGTCTTCTGTCGTATCCAGCACATCGGTAGCAAATCCGTCAGCACGTACAATGGTGACATCGCAACCAGGACAGGCCGGGTTATCGACTAACGACAACTCAGCAACGGTATATCTTGGCAGGTAAGGGTATTCTTTGCCCTGGTACTCTTTTTTTGGCCAGCGGCGTGGATCGTTGCCAAACTCAGGATCAGGGATAATCGATGCAGAGTAGCCAGTGAGTACGTTGTCCTCAACTTTGAGCCAGGTGTCCTGCGCACCACGCGAGACGCGAGATCCGACATAAATAGCGCGTTCTTCAGGATCGGGCGTGATGTCAACAGCCTTGCCAACAGCTTTCTTTGGATCGTGCTGCTCGCGGATATTGCCACGCCATTTGGTCCAGGCTTCAGGATAATAGCCGAAGATCGTGCCGTATGAGTCTGGCACTTCAGCGGTAGCCTGCCCCCAAACTTCGCGCTT